ACAAGGGTTTGGGCACTTAGTTCAAAATCATAATTTGTTATATTTGTGCCAAAATTGTATGCAAATGTTGATGCTGAATCTTTGAATACTTCCAATACTTGGACATTATCTGCACCACCTATATAATTTGCAAAACTTAAAAGTCTTCCACTCATAATATTCTACTCCTGAAGGGTATTCTTATAGCACTGAGGCACTATAAGCAATTTTTACTTGTATATTTATCAGATTATGCTGGAGGAGTGGGCCAAACTACATTGTTTTTATCCGTCTCATCTGCATATTCAGATGTTATATCTCTTAATGCCTGTCTGTATGTTTGCCATTCTGCTTTTTTGCTGTCACTTAATGGTGAATCAGGGCCTACTGTCCAATCACATTGTTTTAAAAATATGTTTCTTTTTTCTCTAATAAAATGTATTGCAGGTACAATGCCTACAACATTATGTTCTACAACATGAGGTGTTACACTAACATTTACTTTGCAACCTTTACTGCTACATCTGCCTTCCATGTATAATAGACCAGGATTATTTCTGATTAAATTTTGTACCTGTGTTTCTTTGCCACCAAAATCGTGATATGCTATTCTACCATTATTTTCGTAATATACTATCCAATTTTTTACATCCATATCAATCCTTATCTTATTGGCACACTCTTATCGAAATTGAAACTAAAGTCGTCTAATTGGCCTTTGTTTAATCTTAGCATTGTCAATTCCATATTTGTAAAACCAACTGTGTTTGGAACACCTCCAATATTAGCCATGGTGTTATATCCTGTGACTCTTATATCAGCCGCAATCATTCTATCTGTTACAGTGAAGTTTGTATTTACTCTTGCACTATCTAATGGATCTGTTAGATTTAGCCATGTTACGCCTTCATCTATATAATTGTATATGGTTTGGTTATTTGCAAAATCTACATCTACTTGCAGTTTTAATCCAATATCAAATCCTCCTGCAGGTACTTGTCCTACCGGCAAACAGTCAAACATCAACCCATATGCACCATTTTCTGTGACCGTCAAGTCAATAATTTCTGTGGGTATCAGTTGCTTATATACTGCGGCTACATTACCACTTAAATCAACATTAGCCGCAGGATTTTTATCAACTTGTCCACCTGAGGCTTTATCACCCATATCAACCTGCGTAATTGTTTTACCTCTTGTAGCACCATTACTTAAAAAACTTATACCTGTGACATTTTGCGTACTGTTTAACAGATAACTCAAATTACCATTTGGGTCTACACCTGCTACTTGGAAAGATAGATCATTTTCTGGTGAACTACCAAATAATGTATCACCTGTTACAAAAACCGTGTCAGCATTTGCATAACCTGTTCCGTTATATCCTGGTTGTACATAAACAGCCTCATATGCTCTGGTGTTAGGATGAATAAAGACTGTGAATTCTGCACCACTACCTGAACCTGATGTGCTTGTTTGTACTACATTTTTAATTAAATTACCAACTCTTGTAGTACGCCTTATTTCTACTGGATCATCATTAGGTATTTGTATGTTGGCATTGCCGGCATCATTGTAATCTGTTTCTGTGACAGTCACATTACCATATATGTTATTGTTATACTTGATCATTGTCATTTCAGTTGTCAATGCACTTGATTCATCTTCTTTTTCTTTGATACGCATAACACGATATTCTTCATCTGTTAAACCGTATGTGTCATTAGTGACTTTTACCACATCACCTACATCTATTTGCAATGTGCTGTGATCACCACCTAAACTTAATATTTGATTGTTTCTGGTTTGACTTAGATCAATGTTTGCTAATGTTTTTGCTTGTATGTTGTTGTTGATCATGTCTATTCTGTAATCAAGTTTGTTGTCTGGCTCATTTGCCATTCTATTACCTGCGGCTGTTTCTATGAATACAGTATTACTTTGATCTCGCCTGTTGGTATCTGCAAATTCTAGTTGTATTTGATTGTATTGATCAAACAAACTGGTATTTTGTACTTTTATACTGCTTACTATGTTGTCATCATTTAAAACAAATGCATTTGCAGTATCTTCTGTGTGGTTCATTTTGATTTTGAACTTACCTTGTTTGCCATCAAACATAAAGAAGGCACTACTTGCTATGCAAATTTTGTCGATATTGGTTTTAACTGTGTCAAATGTGCTTAAAACACCATCAATTGTGTATCTTTTGCGAGTAGCACTACCACCGCCAACTGGTGTATATGGAACTAATTCATTTGATATGGTTTTCATTGATGTAGTACCACTTCCTGTTATGCTGTCAGTGTCAATGTCTGCTGTTTTTAGTCCAGCACCATATCTACTGTTAGTCATATAATCTAATAATACATCTCCTGGATTGTTTAAGGTGTTTCTGACTTCTACTGTTAATGCACCTAATCCTTGTAAACCATTTTCTGCGTCATAATCAACTTCTACCATTAAAAATACCAAATCATTCATGTTATATGCAGTGGTATTTGTCCAGTGTGGCATCATTGTTGTGGCATCTACCGTTGGTGTTATAGGAAATATTTGATCAGCACTATTTGTACTACCTGCGTATGCTCTCATACGAATTTTTCCATTCCAATCAGTGTCAGTTGTGCTATTTTTGTCTATTTTACGAATTACTGTATGACCACTAAACACTAATTTTGCATCATTCCAATAAATATCACCTATTGAATATGTGCCTGAGTCTGTTTTTTCACTTAACACTATACAATAATGCATAGTATCATTTTGATTTGATATGTTTACATCAAGAATTGGACCACTTGTCCATGCAGTACCGTATAGTACTGGTATTTTATTGTCTGTGCCTGGTGGTAATTGTATTCTTACACCAGGATCATTCATAGCACCTAAACTGGGTTTAAGATATGTGCCTAATTGTTTTGCTGTACCAACGGCAATACCCGCAGTTACAACACCTGCTACTAAGTTTGCGGCTGTAAATCCAGCACCTACTGTACCACCAAAAAATGTAAAAACTGCTTTTAAGGCTGTAATGATACCCATTATGCAGTCCTCATGTATATGCTTTCTATTTTATTCATGCCTCTTTTCTCAAGGTTAATACTAGGTGATTCTTCTAGCATAGTCATTGTGTATCCTACTATAGTATCTACTTGTAATAATTGTTCACATTGGTTTTGATACTCTAAAAACAATCTACCACCTGCACTTGTAGTTCTGTATTCTGGATCTACCCACCATGCAAGTTCTCTCATTGTTTTTTTATTAGGCAACCAAACATCATCTACTGCACCTGCCATTAAAAATCCTATTATTTTATCATCTGTTTCTGCTACTAAAAATATTCCACCTATTCTCAAATAATCAAATGTTTTATTGATGTGATTGACATTGTATTGTGGATTATGATAGTATTCAACTGGTGCGGCATTGGCAAAATCTTTGAACAAACCTTGTATTTCATAAAAATCTTTTCTTTCTGCGTTTCTTACTTCCATTATCTTTCTCTAACATTACGGTTTCTGTCACGGCCACCACCGCCTCCACCACCGCCTCCGCCACCACCAACACCTGTACCTGGCTTGTATTCTGCGCCAAAGTCAAATTGTAGGTTTTGTAGATCAGGCACACGATCAAAACTTTGATCTGTGGCATCGAATCTGTCCCTATCGGTAGGGTCTGTTTTTTGTCCTACTATTTTGTTTTCTAATAGTGTGTTTAAACTTGCAACACTAAATGTTATACCTGTTGTGTTAATTCCTGCAGGTAAATTTGTGTCTTCACTTAATTGAAAGTTTGTGATAATGCCTTTGAATCTAGTAAACACTTGTCCACTGATTATTTGACTATTACTAGGATGAAAAAATCCTCTTCTTATTGTAACATTACCACCTAATATAGGTGCTTCTAAAACTCTGGTTATGTAATTTGTTTCTGACGGTATGCCACTTACTGATATTGTGATATCTCCTTCTGTGGCTTTTATTTCGTCTGTGAAGTCTGTAACACCCAACAGTATACCCAGTTCGTCGTATGTGTCTGCACCTATAGTGATAGGAGTATAAGCATTGCTTATATGATAAACATTACCTCCTACTTCTAAGTCAACAAACATAGCATGACTTATGTCACTGCTTTGTACACTGGTTATTGTGGTTGCCATATTATTCTATAATCTCAATTAATGAAAAATCACTATCAAATGCTAATAAATCATGTGGATAAACTCTGTATTCTGGTTTTTCTAACATCTTGACTCTAAATTGCACACTACTACCTAATATAATGCCTTTACCACTTACAGTATAACCATCTTGTGCTATAAAAGGTCTGTGAATAGGTATTGTCATTGATGTGCCATTCCATGTTACATCTGAAGTTACTCTATATGGATATCTATATCCATTATCTAATTGTATAAAGTCACCTTTCTTTAAAGTTGTACCGCCACCTGTTGCACTTGTAGTATTTAAAACTATTTCATTACCACTTGCACTTGTTACGGTAACTGTACCTCCAAATCCTGAACCTTGTAATGTTGTTATGTAATTTAAATTTGTATTTGTTGAACCTATATCTATGGTTTCTTCTGTGGTTATATCAAGTGTATCTATTTGTTCAATTAAATCTCTGTTTTCACTGTATTTTAGTGCATCATGCATGCCTACTTCAAAGTTAAATGGTTGACTTGTGGGTCTTAAACTTGTAAGAACTCTACCACTTCTTGATATTGTTTGTCCAGCAGTTTTAGTTCTGCCAAACTTGATAAATGTTGCATTATCTATAATTGTTTGAATACTCATTATGCTGGTAACCTCCTACGACCTGCTTCTGTGACTGCAAATATGAATTCTGGATCTCTTGCAACCAATTGTTGGAAACTTTGTGCATCTACGGCATTTATGTTGTATGTGACTGCTCTACCGCCGCCTAATGAATCATTAGGCACAATGTTTCCTGTTGCACCTGGAACAAATAATTCTGGTCCTTTTTCACCAACAATGTAAGGTCTGTTTTTCATCACAGGACCACCCATTGCTCTTTTGCCAAATATACCTAATAATCCACCACCTGTTAGACTATCAACGCCGCCACCTACTCCAAATGTAACACCAAATAAACTTCCTAGTATGGGTTGTATAATTGCTAATCTTAATGCATCTGCAATCAACTGTACAACTAATTTTTTGAAGAAACTCTGGAATGCTTCT